TAAGAGACAATCCTGAAGTGCAACTTTTCTGTTTGCCTAGAATCAATACTGTAGAAGGATTGACTCAAGAGCACATAATTAAATGGGGATGGAATGTAAACGAAAAAGGATGGGTGAACTTTCCTGATATACAAACTAGAATAATTCAAAACTCTCCAAAAATACAATGGGTAGGAAAAGTTCATGAGGTTATATACGGACATACTTCTCAAGCAGTTCTTCCTATACAAGAAGAATATTGTTTATTACACCATAAACATATACAACGCCAAGAAATGCAAAATACATTATATTCAATGATATGAAAAAAGCTATAATAACTGGAATAAATGGACAGGATGGATCATATTTAGCAGAATATCTACTTGAATTAGGATACGAAGTTCACGGAATATTAAAAAGAAATTCTGTAGCAGAAAATCAAACAGCGCGACTAGACGAAATATTCAATAAATTAAATTTGCATTATGCAGATATGACTGATATATCGTCTTTATACAGAGTGATAAATCAAGTTAAACCTCATGAGATATATAATTTAGCAGCTCAATCGCATGTAAGAATATCTTTTGATCAACCTATATATACTGTAAATGCGACAGGGGTAAGTGTACTTAATTTATTAGAAGTAGTAAAAGAGGTGGATGCATCTATAAAAATATATCAAGCATCTTCTTCTGAAATGTTTGGTAATTCAATTGACGCTGACGGTTATCAGAGAGAAACTACCACAATGAATCCAGTATCTCCTTATGGTTGCGCTAAAGTGTTTGCTTATAACATAAGCAGAAATTATAGACACTCATATAATATGTTCGTATCTAATGGAGTATTATTCAATCATGAATCTCCAAGAAGAGGCACTAATTTTGTCACAAATAAAGTTTGTAAAGAAGCAGTAAAAATAAAATTAGGTTTATCTAAAGAATTAAAATTGGGTAATCTAAGCGCAACTAGAGATTGGGGTCATGCAAAAGATTATGTTAAAGCAATGCATCAGATTTTACAACTAGATAAACCAGATGACTTCGTATGCGCTACTGGAATATCTCATTCGGTGCAAGAACTTTGCGAATACGTGTTTATGGCATTAGATTTAAATTGGAAAGATTACGTAAAACAAGATGAAAAATTTTTAAGACCAGAAGAATTAAATAATTTAAAAGGCGATGCGTCAAAATTAAAACAAATGACTGGTTGGGAACCGACATATACTTTTAAATCAATGCTATTAGAAATGATTAATTATTGGATAAAACATTATACAAATGAATAAAATAGTAATAACTGGAGGAACAGGATTAATAGGATCCGCCTTTAAAAAAGGAAAAAAGTTAGGATCTAAAGATTATGATCTGAGATCAACAGTAGAAACAAATAAAATGTTTGAAGAAAATAATCCTGACGTGGTAATTCACACAGCCGCCAAAGTAGGAGGAGTCGGAGCAAATATGCAATATCCTGCTAATTTTTATTACGATAATATAATGATGAATACAAACATTATTCAATCTTCATTCGAACATAGAGTAAAAAAATTAGTTTGCTTTTTATCGACATGCGTATTTCCTGATAAAATAGAATATCCTCTTACTGAAGATAAAATTCATCAAGGAGAACCTCACCCAAGCAATGCATCTTATGCGTATGCGAAAAGAATGGCTGACATTCAAATTAAAGCTTATAATAAACAATATGAAACTAATTATTTTTCAGTTATTCCATGCAATGTTTACGGAATAAAGGACAATTTCAATTTACATAATGGTCACGTTATCCCGACTTTGATTCACAAGTGTTGGTTAGCAAAACAAAATAATTCGCCTTTTGAAATTTGGGGAAATGGATCTGCTCTTAGAGAATTTGTTTTCGCAGACGATATGGCAGATATAGTGTTGAAATTAGTAGAAACTTATGAAGGAACTGATCCAATAATAATATCCAATCCACAAGAGTATTCTATAAAAGAAGTAGTCGACATAATTATTAAGCACATGGAATTTGAAGGAGAGGTTAAGTGGTTATTAGATAAACCTAATGGACAACATAGAAAACCATCGTCTAACGAAAGATTGACAAATATAATCGGTCAATATAATTTTACTACTTTAGAAATAGGTTTAAAAAATACAATAGATTGGTTTAAATTAAATTACGAAACAATAAGAAAATAAAAAATAAAGTTAAAACATGGATAGTAAAAAACAAGCTATTTTAGATTCTATATCTGAGTATATAAAAGAAAAGAAAAAAAATAAAACATGGAAACCTGGTGTGGATTGGATTCAATATTCAGGTCCTTATTTTAATGAGAAAGAATTTGTATACGGCGTAGATTCTCTCCTATCTGAATGGTTTATATTAGGTGAAAAAGGTAGAGAGTTCGAATTAAAATTCGCGCCTCTTCTAGGTAAAAAAGATGGTATAGTTGTTAATTCTGGAAGCTCTGCAAATTTATTAATGGTATCTCTTTTGAAAACAAAAAGATGGGGTAAAGTTCCAGAAGGTTCTAAATTTATTACTCCTGTCGTATGTTTTCCAACAACAATAAACCCACTAATTCAAAATGGCTATAAACCAGTTTTCGTAGACGTTACACTACCAGATCTGAATCTAGACTTAGATCAAGTAGAAAAAGTTTTACAAGAGGACATTAATAAAGAAATTAAAGGCCTTATATTTGCCCACGTATTAGGAAATCCTCCTGATATGGATAGAGTTATGGACATAGTAAAAAAATATAATTTAATTTATTTAGAAGATACGTGTGATGCGTTAGGCTCTACTTGGGATGGAAAACCTTTAGGATCTTTCGGCGATATTTCTACGTGTTCATTTTTCCCAGCTCATCATATGACAATGGGTGAAGGTGGTTTTGTTGCAGTTAATTCAGCTAAAAAAAGAATGGCATTAGCATCTTTGAGAGATTGGGGCAGAGCATGTTATTGCAATACCGCAAAACCTGGAAATGTAATGTGCGGTACAGCTTGTGGTTGTAGATTTGATTCTTGGTTCAAACAGCAATCAGATATTTCTTTTGATCACAGATACGTTTTTGAAGAGATAGGATATAATTTAAAACCTACAGAAATGCAAGCTGCAATTGGATTAGCGCAATTAGGCAAATTAGATGAGATGCATACAAGAAGAAAACACAATTTTAAAAGATTGTATGAGATCTTTAGTAAATACCCCGATTATTTTTATTTGCCTACAGTTCATGAAAAAGCAGATCCATCTTGGTTTGGATATTTAGTCACTCTTAAAGATAATACTCCATTTACAAAAGCTGATTTAATAGATTATATGGAATCATGTAAAGTTCAAACAAGATCTTATTTTACAGGAAACGCTTTATTCCATCCAGCATATGAAGATTTAGCTAAAGAATATGAAAATCCTAGAACTCAATTTCCAATTGCGACAAAAACGACGTTAGATACATTTTTTCTCGGAGTATATCCAGGAATTACAGATCAACAATTAGATTATATAGAATTGTGTTTACATAATTTCATAAAAGAAAATAATAATGGGATACATAACATTTAAAAATCTAACAACATCAGCAGATTTAGGATCTCAAGTTATGCAGTATTGGGCATTATGCGCAGTAGCAAGTGCAAATAATTTAAAAATAGTATTTCCTAAATCATCATCAGATAAAGGTTGGGGATATAAATTTTCTAAACTATTAGATGTTGAATTAGATTTAAGATCTGATGAATTTTTCAATGATTTTATTCCAATAACAATTGATAGAAAATTATTAATTGATCCAAAAATGTTTAATTTAGATTCTAATAAAAATTATAGCGTTGAAGATCTATTTTTTTATTGCGACTATTGGTATCCAAAATATTGTTATCTTATAGATTCTATAAAATGGAATGAAAAGCATTATAAAACAGCATTAGATATTTTTGAAACGTTAAAAAAATATAATAAGGAATTGGTATCTATTCACGTTCGTCGTGGAGATTATTTATTACATCATCACTTTTGTAAATTAGATAACAGATACTACGAAGAAGCGCTTCAAAATTTTATTCAAGATATAGAAAAATATCATTTTTTAGTGTTTTCAAATGATATTGAATGGTGTAAAGAAAATCTTATAGAAGGAGAAATGGTCACATTCATGCCTCAGAGAGAAGATTACGTAGATTTAATATTAATGAGTTTATGTCATCATAATATAGTGGCTAATAGTACTTTTAGTATGTGCGCGGCATATAAGAATAACAACAAAAATAAAAAAGTAATATGTCCTACTAACTATGTTAAATCCTACAGTGATGTATCATTCATAAATGGTAAATATTATATAGATTCATGGAAAAATATAGATAATGAATGTTAATAGAAAAATAGCATTTCTAACTGAAATGGGCTTTACAGGAAAAATATCATGTAATCATCCAAATATGAGAACAGAATTTGCGTGGATGAACGCTCTTGACGCTGATCACTTTCCAATTTCTCTATTTCACGAAGTAAAAAATTATGATCATGTTTTTTTAATAATTCCAAAAGGCGAAGTTTATTTAAATGCAGTCGGAGGAAAGTTAATAAATAAAATTAATCCTATAAGTCAATTATTAGAATCTAATTTTCATAGATTGTTAAAAGAACATAATTCAAAAGTGTATTTTGTACAAGAAGGTCCTCACTGGCTTTTTAATGATTACGAAATAGTAGATCAGATAAATTTCTACAATCTTATCAGTGAATGCGATTCAATATTTGCGCATAACCAACAAGATAGACTATATTATATGGGAATGTTTCCAGATAAACCCATTCACATCATGCAGACTCTTATGATAGAAACTCTTATAAGAGATATAAAGCCTAATAAAACAGACCGGGTAATCATTGGCGGCAATTTCTCTAGGTGGTATGGAGGATTTGAAAGTTATACCGTCGCTCAAGAATTTCAAGCGCCTATTTGGGCTCAAGATTCTCACTCAAAAAGAGAATATGAAGATCAACTAGAAAATATAAATCATTTTCCAAGAATGATGTGGAACCAATGGATGCAAGAGCTATCAAAATTTAAATATGCAGTGCATTTAATGCCAACGGTGGCTGCAGGAACATTCAGTTTAAATTGTGCTTATTTTGGAATACCATGCATAGGAAACGTAAACGTAGATACACAGTCTGCGTGTCATCCTCTACTTTCTGTAGATGTAGAAGATATTCACTCAGCTAGAAATTTAGCAAAGAGACTAAAAGAAGATAAAGAATTTTATGAACGTTGTAGTAGAATAAGTAGAGAAAGTTACAAATCACACTACCATAAAGATAATTGGTTAAAATATATGAATAAAGTATTAAATTGATTTAATGGAAAATAAAAAAGTGTTAGTATTAACAGGAGGCGATAATAATTTACATGAAGTATTAGATCTAACTGTGCCTTCTAAATTGAGATACGCTAGAAAATATGGTTATGATTTTATGTGTTTAAATTCATTTAAAAAATATCCGGAATATAATATCAATAATGATAATATAGGTTTATCATTTTCTAGAACCATATACATGTTTAGAATGTTAGCACATTATAATATTATTATGTGGTTAGATGCTGATTCTATAGTGACAAATTATAATTATCCCATAGAGTCTTTTATAACAAATGATCATTCATTATATTTTTCTTATGATTGGCCGGTATCTTCAAATGGAGATTCTGGACATGAAGGATTTAGTGGAGGAAATTTTATAGTACAATTAACTCATAATAGCGCTGAGATATTTGATAAGTTTGTTTATTCAGCTCAAACTTATTTGAATGATTCAGGAGCTGATCAAGCGTGTTTTAACTATCTATATAAAGCTACTCATTTGAAATCGTATATTAAGATACTAGAACATAAATATTTAAATGCAGTACCAGAATTTATAAAAAATACTGAGATTTGGAAAAATGATCCTAATAGAGTTGGCCCAAATAGTTCATTTAAAATAACATCTCCTTGGAATGAAAATTGTTTTATAGCGCATTTAACAGGTTGTTCAAATAGTGATAGAGTAAACTTATTAAATAACGAATTGAAAAAATATTTGTGATAATGAAGAAAAATAAATTTAAAATAATAATACCTTCATATAATAATGAAGATTGGGTCGAATATAATTTAGCCAGTATAATAAATCAAACGTACGATAATTACGAAGTATTATATGTTGACGATTGTTCTACTGATAATACTAACGAATTAGTACACTCTATTGTAGGAACCAACAATAAATTTACGATTATTAGAAATGAAAAAAGAAAAGGAAAAGAACATTTCTATAACTATGTAAGATTTTTTGATTCTTTAGAAGATGATGAGATTGCAGTATTTGCATGCGGAGACGATTGGCTTATGAATGATAGCGTTTTAGAGAATTTAAACAATTTCTACAACGAAAAAAATTCTTGGATGACATACGGACAATTTTATGTTTTTGATGGGTCTGATAATGCAATAAAAGCCAATCCACAAAACACTCCATATCCAGATTTTATTCACGAATATAAATTATATAGAAGAGACGTTTGGAGAGCGAGTCATATGCTGACATTAAAAGGATTTTTAGTAAAAGCGATTGATCAAAAAGATTTTATATCAAGTATAGATAACATGTATTTTCATCATGCTTGCGATTTATCTCTAGCATATCCGTGCTTAGAAATGTGTCCAAAAGAAAAGATTGGAGTTGTAGATTTTCCTACTTACGTATGGAACAATAGTAAATCTTGTAGACAAAGAACAGATGAAAGGGAATCATCAGATAATCAAAAATACGAATTAGAAATAAGAAATAAAAAACACTATAAGGAAGGACTTTCAGGAGAAAAGTTACCCCAAATAAACGCTATTGGAGGAGGTAGAGAGAATAATAGCATGCCAAAAAAATTCTCGTATGTACAAGATTTGCAAGACGGAGAATTTGATTTATCTTTAATATGCGATACAGATATTATAAGATATATAAATGGAGATATTATTATTAATAGAGGAAAGATAGTTGCAGACGTGCACGAACCAGCACACTTACATAATCAAAAACTAGTTCATCAAGCATTAATTCATCATTATGAAAAATTTGATGCAATATTGACTTATGATGAAGAGTTATTAAAATTACCAAATTCTATTTTTAGAAATGGGGGCGGTGAAGTTCTATTGACTAAACAAAATTATTCACAAGGCTATCCTGTATATGTAAATGAAAGTTTATTTTCTATATATGAAAAAAATAAATTAGTATCATTCATAACCTCTAATAAAACATTTACTGATTGGCATAGATTTAGAACAGAGTGTGTAAATTATCTTTTAAAAAATAATCAGAAGTTTGATTTATATGGAGTAGGATACAATGAAATAAATCAAAAAATTTTAGGATTAAAAGATTATTATTTTTCCATTGCAATAGAAAATGGAAATCAAAAAAATTATTTTACGGAAAAAATACTAGATTGTTTTTTAACTGGAACGATACCGATATATAAAGGTTGTCCTAACATAGATGATTTTTTTGATAAGAATGGGATAATCACATTTAACGATAAAGAAGAATTATTAGAAATATTAGATAATTTAACTCCTGAAATCTACCAATCAAAATTAGATAGTATAAAAAATAACTATGAAACTGCTTTAAAATGGAGGTGGGATAATGATATATATTTCGATAAATTTTTAAAAAATATAATAAAATAAATATGACTTTAGGAGCTGCTCTATATGATGCTTTTGGAAAAACATATATTCTTAATTTGAAAAAGAGTTTAGATAGGAAATTATCTATGGAAAAAAAATGTTCTTTAATTAATTTAAATTATCAATTTTTTGAAGCATTTGATGGAGATAATTTTTTATTCCCTTTTTATACGAAAGGAGGATATATGAATCACAATCAATTAGGCGAGATAACAACGTCTAGGTATTATGCAGCTCAATACGCATTAAATTATATAATTCATAGAGCAATTAACAATAATATTAAAAGTTTTATTTTTATGAACGATGATGTTTATTTCGATAACTATCATAGTTTCACTGATCAAAATTTCCTAGATATAAAAAACAAAATACCTGAAGATTGGGATATTATAGTATTAGGCAGCATGTTTCAAACATATCCTTATACAGGAGATGTAGATTATACGCCAAATTTATTACATACTCCAGGATGTCACGCATGTGCAATAAATCATACTGTCTATCATGACATCATAGCTCAATCAGCTCCAATAACAAATGTAGTAGGAGATCATTTAAATGATCATTTAAGAAGTCTAGGTAAAAAAATATATAGTGTCTATCCAGATATTTGTCTTCAAGATAGATCATTCGTAACAACGTGCTAATTTAAAAACCAATAAAATTAACTTAATGAAAAAAATAGTATATGTAACTGGATGCCTTGGATTTATCGGATCTTATGTAACAAGAGCGTGTTTAAATAAAGGCTGGTATGTAAAAGGTGTAGATATGATGACATACGCATCTAATAAAGATCTTTTAAAAGAGTTTAAAAAATATGATAACTTTTCTTTTGTTCATTGTGATATAAATGATTTGACATTTTTATATGATTGTGATTATATAATTAATACTGCAGCTGAAACTCATGTTGGAAATTCTATAATGAGCAGTGAAGAATTTGTACATTCAAATGTAAATGGAGTTCACAATATTTTAGAACTAATAAAAAATCATAGAGGAGAAAATTCTACAAAGCCAGTATTAATACATTTTAGTACAGATGAAGTATATGGAGATATTGAATCTGGAGCTCATACAGAAGATCATTTATTAAAACCAAGTAATCCATATTCAGCAACTAAAGCAGCTGCAGATATGCTTGTAATGGCTTGGGGTAGAACTCATAAACTTCCATATATGATTGTAAGACCAACTAACAATTACGGTATAGGTCAATATGTAGAAAAACTAATTCCAAAAGCTATTAAATATTTAAATTTAGGTCGTAAAATACCTTTACATAATAATGGAGAACCATATAGAAATTGGTTGCATGCTTCTGATACAGCTGATGCTGTTATTACTTTAATAGAACATGGAATAGTAGGAGAAATCTATAACATAGCTGGAGGATTTGAACAAAAAAATATTGATACTGTTAAACGTATAATTGAAGAATTTACAGAAATTAAAAATTGGGAAAATCTTTCAGATTGTAATGATTTTATAGATTTTTCTTATGATAGACTTGGTCAAGATGTAAGATACGCATTAGATGATTCAAAATTAAGAAATTTAGGTTGGACACCAAAAATAAATTTTTCAAAAGAAATAAAAAATATTGTAGATTACTATAAGAAAAAGTTTATATGGTAAAAGTAAGTGATATTATAGCAGACTATTTAAAAGAAAAAAATATAGAGACTGTATTTGGAATTATCGGATCTGCAAATTCTCATATATTTGACTCAATTAATAAATTAGGCTATACTAAGATAATTAATACTCATCATGAACAAGCTGCAGTCATGGCTATGGGTGCTCACTATAGAGCATCAGGTAAATTATCAGCAGCAATTGTAACAGCTGGTGGAGGAGTTACAAATGCAGTTACTGGCATAGTTAGCAATTGGGCTGATTCTATCCCAGGTTTAATTATTTGTGGACAAGAATCTTATAATTATGTAACTCAAGATAGTCATTTAAGAATGTATGGAACTCAAGGTTTAAACATTTCAGAAATGGTAAAAGATGTTACAAAAAAAGCCTTAGGTTTTACTAATCAAGATGATATTCAAGAAGTGCTAGAGGATTTAGACTTTATTACTTCTACAGGACGACCTGGACCGTGTTTATTAGATGTTCCATTTAATTTACAATCAAAAATGGTAGAAAAAAGAGATTGGGCATTTCATTTAGCTGATTTTAAGTTTAAGTCTTTAAATACTGAATCGATATCACAGGCTATCAAAGAATCAAAACGTCCAGTAATTTTAGGAGGAAACGGAATTAGATTATCTGGGGCTAAAAATAAATTTAATGAATTTATTAATAAAAATAAAATACCTACCCTATTAACATGGTCAGGAATAGACTTGATAGAATCAGATAATGAAAATTTCTATGGAAGATTTGGATTATATGGACAACGATGCGCAAATTTTATAGTGCAAAATGCTGATCTTGTAATTGTGTTAGGTAGTAGATTAGCTTTACCTCAAGTTGGATACGATTTTAGTCAATTTGCTAGAGACGCAAAGATAATTCAAATAGATATTGATGAACTTGAATTAGCAAAATATCCAACGCATATGAGAATTCAAGCTAATTGTAAACATGTTATAGAAAGCTTAAACGAATGCGATCTAGACAGCTATAGAGAAGATTGGGTAGCTTATTGTAATAAACTAAGACAAGATTATCCTTGGGTAGAAAAAGCTCATAAAGATAACGGATATTTAAACTCATATAAATTCATAGATAGACTATCTAATCACTTAAAAGATGATCATATTATTGTTACAGATATGGGTACAGCGCTATTAAGCGGACATCAATCTATAAAATTAAAGAAAGATCAAGTGATGTTTACGTCATTAGGTTTAGGAGAGATGGGATATGGTATTGCTGGTGCAATTGGCGCACAATTTGCGTGTCCGAATAAACCAGTACTTTGCTTAAATTGTGATGGTGGAATAATGATGAATCTTCAAGAACTTCATACAGTAATAGAGAATGAGCTACCTATAAAAGTAGTTATATTCAATAATGATGGATACCTAATGATTAAACACACTCAAAAAATGTTGTTTAAAAATCATTACGTAAGTGTGAATAAAAAAACAGGAATTGGATTACCAAATTTTAGTAAACTTATGCCCGCATTCGGATATAATTATTATGAATTAAAAGACTGGCAAAATTTTGATTCTACTATAGAAAATTTTTTAAATGATAAAGATGCATCTGTATTAGAAGTATTCATGGATCCTGAACAAGATTTTATTCCAAAAGTAAAAGGAGTTTTAAAGGAAGATTTAACTATATTTCCTCCTCCAATTGAAGAAATGTCTCCATTACTTCCTTTAACGGAAATTGAAAATAGCATGATAATACAATTAAGTGAAAAATCTAAACAAATAAAAAGATGATAAAAGCAGGAATTTTAGGAACGGGAAACATAGGCACTGATCTTCTATTAAAAATAATCAAAACAGATTTCATTAAACCTGTAATTTTCGCTGGTCGAAGATTAGATTCTGATGGAATAAAAATAGCTCAATCAAAAAATATCCCAATCACTGATCAAGGTATAAAATATTTCATAGATAATCCAAATTGTTGTGATGTTGTTTATGATTGTACTAGCGCAGCTGATGCACGGGATCATGCTAAAGTATTCAAAAAACAAGGAATCAAAGTTATTGATTTAACTCCGTCTAAAATAGGCGATATGTGTGTGCCAGATGTCAATTCAGAAATAATAATTACTGATGATAATATAAATATGATAACTTGTGGTGGACAAGCTTCTATGCCAATGTTACATTTAATTTCAAAAGAATGTAAAGGAATAGAATACGTAGAAGTAGTATCTCAAATTGCGTCTAAAAGCGCAGGAATGGCAACGAGAATTAACATAGATAATTATATATACACTACTCAAAAAGCAATAACTAAATTCACGGGTTGTACTAATTGTAAAGTAATTCTCAATCTTAATCCAGCAGAACCTTGTGTAGATATGCAAACTACTATTTTTATTAAAACTAAAAATATTAACTTTGAAAATCTAACAGAGAAAGTTCTTGATAAAATAGAAGAATTGAAACAATATATCCCATATTATGAATTAGTATTACCTCCAACAATGAATGAAAATGGCGTAGTTGTATTGAGTATTAGAGTGAAAGGAATAGGTGACTACCTTCCTTCATACGCAGGTAATCTAGATATAATAAATTGTGCCGCAATTAAAATAACTGAAAAATTAATACAAAAATAATGAAAAAAATTATTATAACTGATTCAAGTCTTAGAGACGGAAATCATAGCGTTAAACACACTATAAATTTAGATAGCATTGCAAAATATTGTCAATTCGCAGATCGAGCAGGAATACCGATTGTAGAAGTTGGACATGGAAATGGATTAGCTGCATCTTCACTATTAGTAGGTAAATCTATTAATACTGATGATGAAATATTGACTGTTGCAAGAAAAAATTTAAAATCTTCTAAATTAGGAATTCATATGATTCCAGGTTTAGCAACTTTAGATCACGCAAAAAAAGCAATAGAGTTAGGTGTAGACGTTTTTAGAGTTGCGACTCACTGCACTGAAGCTACATTATCAAAATCGCATATAGAGTATTTAGCTACTCAGAATATAATAGTTTATGGTGTGTTAATGATGAGTGCGTTAATTACTGCAGACGAATTAGTCGAACAGGCAAAGATCATGGAAAGTTATGGAGCGCAAGGCATTATTATAATGGATTCGACAGGAACTTATTTACCATCAGACGTGAAAGAAAGAATTACAAAATTAAAATCTAATTTAAAAGTTCCAATAGGTTTTCATGCTCATAATAATTTAGGTTGTGCTATCGCAAATTCATTAGTCGCTGCAGAATGCGGCGCTGATTTAATTGATGGTTGTATTAGAGGTTTTGGAGCAGGCGCAGGAAATGCAGCTTTAGAAGTTTTAATACCAGTATTTGAACAAAGCGGATTTGATTTAGGAATAAATTTTCAAGAAACAATTAAAGAAGCGGATAAAGTTATGGAATACTTAGTTCCATCCGCGCCTATAACCACTCCAATTAATATACTGACTGGTCTTAAAAAATTATTTTCTGGATTTGAAAAACCTATTGTTAATGCTTCAAAATTATATGGTATTGAATATTCATCTTTAATTTTCGAATTAGGAAATAGAAAATTAGTAGCAGGTCAAGAAGATTTAATTTTAGAAGTAGCTCAAAAATTGAAAAAATGAAAATTTTAATTACAGGTGCAAATGGTTTTTTAGGTTCTAATACTATAAAACATTTATTAAAACTAAATCATAAAATACTAGCATTTTCAAAAAATTCAAATAATATCATCCAATTATTGAATGATATTAAATTTATAAAATGCGATACAGAAAATTATGTTCCTTATGAATCTATAATTGTAGACTTTTCTCCTGACATAGTAATTAATTTTGCTTGGGATGGTGGAAATAATTATCAAGACGTAAATAATTTTAATCAATTTTATAAAAATATTCCATTAAGTTTAAGTTTATTAGAAATAATTAATAAACAAAATAATAAACCTAAATTTATAGGTCTAGGTAGTTTTGCAGAATATGGAAACCTTGAATTTAAAGCAGATGAAGATCAACAAGAGAAACCGATAAATTTTTATGGTTTATCAAAAAAACAAGTTAAGGAAATCACTGAGGCTTATTGCATTCAAAATAATATTAAATATAATTGGATAAGACCGTGTTATGTGTATGGTCCAGGAGATGTATCTACAAGATTAATTCCAACTATAATCAATAAAGCACTATCAAATGAAGAGATCATATTAAATAGTTGCGAAACTATTATAGATTATATCTATATAGATGACTTTTGTCAAGCGGTAACAGAGTTAGTTCAATCATCTACACAGAATGGGGCATATAATATATGTTCATCTAATGAATATGTTTTAAAAAATGTAATAAAAGAAATTCAAAAAAATATTTCTAATGATGTGAAAATAAGTTTTGATAAAAGTTTAGATCGAAAATTTTCATCAAAATACATATGCGGTTCCAATTCAAAAATAAAAATAGAAACAAATTGGACGCCAAAAATTAAAATTGAAGATGGAATAAAAAATACTGTAAATTACTATAAAACAAAAATATAAAATGGAATCATTGACAACAATAAAAGATAATAAGTGGATTTGGCCAATAAATGATGAAAGTAGTTGGCGAGGGCAAAATGAATATCAAGATTTACATACGCACATATTGCCATATGTAAAAACAAAAAATGTTATGATACAAGCCGGCGGAAATTGCGGATTTGTGTTAAGTAAATTTGTAGATCATTTCAAAACTGTTTATACATTTGAACCAGATCCAATTAACTTCTATTGCTTAAATCAAAATGTTACTCAAAATAATGTAATAAAAATGCAATGTTGTTTAGGTTCAGATAATAATCCAGTAAAAATTCAACAATTAATTAGACCTGATAAATTACACGATACAGGAGGAGTTCATATTGCAGGAACCGGATATACACCATCTATAACTATAGATAGTTTAAATTTACCTGAATGCGATCTTATTCAATTGGATGTAGAAGGATTTGAATTAAATGCGTTAATAGGTGGTTTAAAAACAATAGAAAAATTCAAACCTATTTTATGTATTGAATTTTGTGAAAAGTGGTTAAATAGGTATGATAGTAGTTCTGAAAAAATGGAAAATCTTCTTAACGACTTAGAATATGAATATAAAGAAACATGCGGAGTAGATAGAATATATGCGCACAAAAATAATTAAATGATAACGTTTGCTACAAATACATCTAATAATACTTTAGAATATACTAAAATTCTTTTGCAATCTCTTAAAGAGAATCTAGACAATAAAGAACATGAGATTTTAGTTTTTATAGATTCTGATAACGATGGCACATTAGAATATCTAAGGTCAATAAAATCAGATTTCTATGATCTTAAAATAATAACTCATAAACTTTCCCCTATAATTGGACCAGAAAGAAACTGCAATCTTATTGTTGATTTAGCAAAATACGATATCGTTAGTTATTTGCAGAGTGATATGGTAGTATCTAAACATTATGATACTGAAATTCTAAAAAATTTAGAAACCAATACTATAATGAGTTCTACTAGAATAGAACCTCCATTGCATAGCAATTCAGATATAACATTTACTGCTAATTTTGGATTATCACCGAATGAATTTAAATTTGATGAATTTGTTAAATACGCTGAAACAATTAAATCAAATAAGCAAATAGATTATTTCTTTGCGCCATATACTTTTCATAAAGAAACATGGAATAAAATGGGAGGATACGATACAGTATTTAGAAGATCTAGATGCGATTCTGATTTAGTTCAGAGATGCAAACATTTAGGAATACAGTTAAAGCAAACATACTCTGCAAATGTATATCATTTCACATGCGTATCTTCAAGAGGAAAAAATTGGTTTGACCAATCTAATCAAGAAGCTCAAGATAGAGTAAAATTACAAAACTATGCAGATCAAATTGAGTTGAGAAGATTTTTTAAAAAGTGGGGAAATTTTAATCACGGAGAAAATTTAATAAAAAAGTATGATTGTGATTTAGTGATAAAAGGATCCAAGAATCAGGTAAATGTTGCTTATCAATTAGAACCGTTTTTTACAAGAGTTTTTGTAGAATTAGAGGATCACAAGAATCAATTGATTCAAGCCCATGATGATCAACATCAACCAGCAAATGAACTATATAATTTTACAGAGCAAAATTGGAAAGAATCTAGTCAGTATTATAATCAAATAGACTATTCTCAAATTTATTTTGTAGGAGAACCTGAAAATTATAACGCAAAAATAATATTGGATTTGGATAGCAATGAATATAACATGTTAACTCAAGAAACGCTACTAAATCTCTCTCACTTGATAGAGCAAACAGAGCCTGGGGATTATCAATCAGGAAATTGCATAATATCGATAAGAGAAGCGAAAGACATTACTCCTCCATTCAAAGTAGAAAATCCGCCTTTCGATATGAGTTTATTAACTATAGAATAATATTTATATAAAACAATATACATGGAAGCAGTACAACCCAAAGCATCGGTAACTATTGACGGAAAGAAACTCGGATTGCTATTCGACGTTAATTCTAATCCTACAAAGAAAGGCGTGAAAATGCATTTTGTATTAGAGGAAAAATTCCAAGATGCAAGACAGAAACAAGCGTTAGCTTCTAAAATATCTACCGCTCTTCAAACTAAGTTTGGTCAAGCAGGCATAGTTATAGATTACGATGAAAGATCTCCATACGAAAATGCGATATCGTACGTAGTGCCTTTGCAATCTGTATCTGAGATCTTGATAAAAGCTTTAAAAGGTCAATAGACAAAAACAAAACAGTTATGGCGAAAAGAAAAACAGTAAGAGCGCTCTTCGATAATATACATGAACTAACCTCAGAAGAGATAGCAAAATCCCAACAACTCAAAGATCTGTTAAAGATGCAAGTGCCAGTATCTGTTTACGAGGCGCATCAAGGAAATAAACAATACGCAACAGTTTTCGAAATAAATGCGTCTGATAATTACATTGAAATTCCTAAAAAAGATTGGATCCCCGCAATAGAGACTTGCATAATGTGGTTTTTAGAATCAGAAGAATACGAGAAGTGCAGCAAGCTCAAAGAGATTATAGATCAGATTCAAAAAAAGGCTTCTAAAAAAATCACCGTTAAAACAGAAGACAATGAGTAACGATTTTAAGAATGTGCAAACAGCGATAGACGGTCTATTGAATATAAAATCTGTAGTTAGACGCAAAAAGAAAACTGAGCAGAACAAAAAGAAAGAGATGTTTATCCAAATAATAAGTGGTTTGGAAGAGGCGATAATCAGATCTAACATAGCGATGATTGATTTTGGCTTGGACTATTCTACGTACGACGAAACATTCCTAAACGTTATAGATTCTCTGCTCTACATGAACTTCGGTAAAGACGCAGCAGAACTAATATCGTATTTCTTGTGGGATCGAGTGAATCCGGATGGCTCTATCAATCCGATATTCGACGAAGACGACAAAGAGATAGTATTGCAAGATGCTCACGAATTGTGGGAACTTCTCTGCAAGTTGAATCCTAAATTATAGTTATGGCAAAACCATTCAGACACGACGGCTTCGCGTTCACAGAAGAGGACATACGTCAAGCCATGTCGAAAACTCGCAGCAATGCAGAAGCTGCACGACATTTACAAGTACACATCACAACATATCAGAAATACGCCAAGAAGTATATAGATTCGCTGACAGGCAAGACTTTATGGGAATTGCATATGAATATATCTTCCAAAGGAATTCCTAAGAAATGGCAGACGGGTGAGCTCAAGGGAGATCTTGATAAGATGATGACTGAAAAACAATTAAACAATCCAAAGAGACTTGGAATGTTGAAATCGCTTCTCATGAAGGACGGCAGATTGGGGTACTGTTGCTCGGCTTGTGGTCACTCTGAACGCAGACTCACAGACATGAAGCAACCGCTTATGATTGCATTCAACAACGGAGTGCGAACAGATTGGAGAATAGAGAATCTCAAGTGGCTTTGCTACAATTGTTCATTCATATTGGGATTAGACTACTTCTCTAATCGCATGATACGAGACATCGAATCGTTTACAGAACACACAGAAGAAGCGCAGAAAGAAGTGCAGAACTTCTACGCTCTCGATGATTTTTATATGGAGCATTTGTCTAAGCTCGGTCTTGACGATCGCGGCGATGTGATAGATAAAACGTCTACTCCAAAAACATATGACGAAGGAGATGAATTTATAGATCGAATCTAGAAATTTTATCAATCAGTTAGATATAAACTACTCTTTCCATACGCAACTCAATGATTATCAAAGCTTACTAACCTGTTGGCATCCAACTCACTACATATATTATAAAAACGCATATATAAAGCGTTGGTTCTCCCAGAACTATTTTTAAAAATAATCGTAAAATAATTTTTTTATGAACAGGAAAGCGGTAATTTTACAAAGTTACGTCGCAACTATATTGTTCACTTAAAAAAAATATATAATATGAGTAAGAAAAAAACCAAACAGTTGAAAACATTATCAGAATTGCCTAAAGATGAGTATATCGCAATGATGAAAGAATTGAATCCGGATCTTACTGATGCAGAGCTTGAAGACATGATTAACGAACAAAGCAATATCTCGTTAGAAGAGCCCATGTACGCAGAATACGATTCGTTAGACGACGACTTTATCGATTATGGAAACGACTATTAATAAAATCAAAAATAAAATTTATGGCAATTAAAAACAAAAAAGAAAGATTAGAAAAAATGGTAATTGATTTGACAGGACCCGATGGCAATGCGTTTGTCTTATTAGGCATAGCAAGTAAATTAGGAAAGCAACTTGGATTAGATCAAGAACAACGCGAAGAAATTCGTATTGAAATGACGAGTGGAGATTATGAGAATCTTATAAAAGTATTTGATGAGAATTTTGGTGATTATGTTGATTTGGAAAGATAATTAAAATAAATTAAAACAAAAAACTATGTTAGCAATTGAAGATTTGTTAGGAAAAACTGAAGCTCAAGTAAAAGAGCACATCGCATACAATTACTGCGAAGATCCATATGAAGCTGAATCAAGAAAAGTAGTGCAAGAGCGGTTAGAAAAGCTTGATGTACTCGTAGCTTACGAATCAGTTGGCAGTTGGGGTTGCGACTCTACTTCGTTCTTTGTGCTCAAAGACAAAGAGACTGGTAAGTTGTACGAGATGCATGGATCACATTGTTCGTGTTACGGTTTCGAAGGTCAATACGGTTTAGAAGAGACTACCGTGGAAGCACTTAAGTCTCGAGTAAAGAACGCGAGAAGTCGCAATCAAGAAGATGAAGACGAGCACGCTATATTCTCTGTAGGCGGATATGATAGCGATGCGACCAATAACGCAAGAATAGTCAACAATTACATTAACAGTTTATAATTAAAAACAAAATTAAAGTTATGAAAGCAACATTCAAATCAATAGGAGAAACATCATTCCATGATTCAGTAGTTAGTGAAACTTTAGCAAATTTAATATCTGTATTAGGCGAACCAAATTACTCAGGTAATGATGGCGAAGACAAAGTCAATTTTGAGTGGGAAATGGAAACCGAAGACGGAACTGTGTTCACAGTATATGACTGGAAAGAATACAGATCAATATCAGATCACGAAGTAGTAGAGTGGCATATTGGAGGAAAAAGTAGATCTGACACTGAAAAAGCTAGACAAGAAATATTCAACGCATTATTCAATAAAAAATAAAAGTTTTGAACCACTATCAAATAACAGCATTCACAAATAAAATAAAACAAGACATGAAGCATAAAACAAATCGTCAGATTATGACAAAAGCAATTAAAGAATTGAGTGATATTGACTTGGTATTCTTTCGTGAACGTATGCTCGCATCATGCGATGATGTGCTAAACAATAAAGATAAATTCATAAAAGACATGCAATTCGGTGTAGTATCTCCTCATTTAATAATCGAGTGCATGATGAACATAAAAGAAAAAATAGATTTCTAACACTTGTACTTGAAATTTTATAATCTCAAAAATATAGATTACATTTATAAAATAATAGTTATGAAACACATAAAAATACAAAAATCCTCTTATCCAACAAAACAAATATCATACAATCAATGGTGTAAGAAGTTTAAGGTTGGATCAAGAATTGACAAATCTAAGCTAACTAGTTTTTATGCTGACGGCGAATACGATCACAATAAATTCATTAAAATGATAAATAATTATGGACAAAACAAACAACGACAAAATATTTTGCAGCAAATCAGCGAAGCACTTCTTACACTATGTAAAGGGCAAGTGCAGAAAGCACGGAATAAAATTAGTATTGCGTGAAGTAGGTTACTTGAAACTAGACGGAAACATTAAGTGTTCAGGATATTTCGATGATGAAGGCGGAATGCTTGTAGTCGCTATGAAGTCTCCGCTTGCTTTAGAAATACTAGTTCACGAGTTTGGACATCTCACTCAATACGTAGACAATTGTAAACCATGGAGAAACTTGGGTAACAGCCTCGATAAGATGACTGATTGGTTGCAAGGCAAAGACATTAGAAATACTGACAAGTATATAAATGCCGCTAGAGATATGGAACTTGATAACGAGAAGAGATCAGTGCAAATAATCAAAGATTTCGGTCTAGACATTGACATAGATTCTTACATAAAGAGAGCGAACAGTTACGTATATTTTTATAACTGGATGAAGACCACAAGACGCTGGTCATCGCCAAACAATTCGCCTTATAAGAACAAAGCTTTACTAGAGGTTATGCCTAAAACATTCCAGAAGAGCTACAGAACGATACCAAAAAGAATAGCTAAAGTATTCAAACAAGAACAAATCTAACATGAAAAAAATCACTAGGTTTCACGCAGTCAAGATATTGGAATGGTGCAAGAAAAGATACGGAAGAGGCGTGAAGCCCTATCCTATTCTTGAATTTAGAAAGCCTAATTACCTCAATGGAGAGTACGCGCAAGGAGAATATGATTACGAGGAAGACATGATATACGTTAACAGTCAGATGCATG